ATGTGATGCTCTTCTATTCAAGGTCCTTGGTGCTCAACCTTTCAACTACACTGATGCCATTGATGCTCTTCCTAACGCCATCCATGCTTTCGGTGGACCTGCTGGTCTTGCTGCCGACTCTCGTGCCTACATTGATGCTCGTGGTTTGTTCCAAGATGCTGGTGCTCTTGATTACCAACCAGCCGCTCAATTCCCTGGTTTCACTGGATACTGGCACGGACCAGGCAATCCATATAATGAAGCCAACCTTGGTGGAGAACAAGTTCCTTTGAATACAACCGGTCTTTCTGCTGCTGAAATTGCTGCTCTTTCATCCGGAACAACTTCTCCTCACCTTGAGAACTCTGGTGTTTCTGATGCCGGTACATTCGTGTTGTCTGAAACCTCTTTGGATATGCACTGCTGGGGTATGAATCCTGTCGTCACTGCTAAGCTCCAATTGAACGGCCAAGATCGCTTCTCTGAGCGTGAAGGAACTTACTTCTCTTGGGTTCAACCATACCAAGCTCACACTCGCAACCCTGATGAAGGTATTAACGTTTACTCTTTTGCTCTTCGTCCAGAGGAACACCAACCAAGCGGCACGTGCAATTTCTCCAGAATTGATAATGCCACACTTCAATTGGTCTTGTCTAACGCCACTGTTGAGGGAACCAAGACTGCTAAGGTTCGTGTCTATGCTACCAACTATAACGTGTTGAGAATTATGAGTGGAATGGGGGGGTTGGCATATTCCAACTAAACACCTTATATCGTGTGGTTTTTATTTATATATTTTAATATTAAAATTTAAATACTTATATTGATTTTTAATATTAAAAGCAAAAAACAAAATCGCTTCTCCAATCGGCGAAGCAATTTATATTTTATGTAATTAGTTACATGATAAATGTTGCTTTTGTAACAACAAAAGCAAAGGATCTCCATAGTATGGACGGGCTTTTAAAACTTTGCTCCTGAACCTTCATGAGCAAAAATTATGTAATATATTATTGATGTAAAATTACTTAAATAATGGGTGTAATAAATATATATACACCCATGGAAGTAGTTAAAGCATTTAATAGTAATAGTTTACATACAGAAATAGTTATAAAAGGAACATGTGAAGAACCATTATTTAGAGCTAATGATATTGGTGAAGTATTAGAAATGAGTAATATAAGAGCTCATATTCAACATTTTAATGAAAGCGAAAAGGTCGTCAATACTATTGACACCCTTGGTGGTTCCCAACAAGTAACATTTTTAACAGAAAAAGGTTTATATAAAGTTCTATTTAAGTCTAGAAAACCAATCGCAGAAAAATTTCAAAATTGGGTTTGTGAAGTGATTAAAGAAATTAGATTAAATGGAGTTTACGATTTACAAAAACAATTAGAAAAACAAAAAATGGAAATCCAATTATTAGAAAACATTAAAAATAAAGAAATGGAAGAAAAAATTACAAAAGAAAAAGAACTAGAAAAAGAAAAATTATTATTAACACAGTATGCTAATATAGGTTCCATAGTATACTTAATTAAAGTAAAGACTAATGAAGACGGAACATATATTCTTAAACTTGGTGAAAGTAGAGATGGAATAACAGGACGTTATAATGAATGCAAACAAAAACACAAAAATATTTTATTATTAAACTGTTTTCAAGTTGATAAATCAAGGAATTTTGAGCGTTTTTTATTAGCTCATAAGGATATAAATCAAAATAGAGTATTTAATTTACAAGGGCATGAATCAGAAAAGGAATTGATATTAATTGGAACTAATTTAACATATAAAATGTTACTAAAAATTATTGAAGATAATATTGATAATTATAAATATAAAGTTAATGAATTATTATTAGAAAATAAATTGTTGAAAGAAAAAATAAATTCAAATCAAACTGTAATTCAAACAAACTCTAACAACGAAATAACAGAATTAAAACATCTAATTGTTAGCTTATCTTGTGAAATAACTGAACTTAAAAAAACTAACCAGCTTATTCTAAATAAACTGAACTCACAAGAAACCAAAGTTGTAACCGGCTTTAATCAACAAATGCCTCATTTGGGTCCACGATTACAAAAAATTAACCCAGAAACATTAAAATTAGTAAAAGTATATGAATCGGTGACCGAAGCAATGAATGAAGATAAAAATCTCAAAAGACCAAGCATATCAAAAGCTGTTGAGGAAAACACTATTTATTGTGGATTTCGTTGGTTATTAGTTGAGAGAAATTTAGATCCAAATATCATTCACTCAATCCAACCAACAAAACAAACCAAACTCCAAAATTTAGGATATATCGCCAAATTAAACGCAGATAAATCAGAAATATTGAATGTATATCTAGACAGAAAAACAGCGGCCGAGTTAAATGGATATCAAAACTCATCAGCCTTAGATAATCCAGTAAAAAATTGTACGGTCACTAATGGAAATTACTATACACTATATGATAAATGCGAGCCAAATTTAATTCAAAATTTTGAAGAAAAATATGGAGAGCCAAAATTATATAAAAATGGCGTAGGTCAATATGATATGAATAATAATTTAATTAGAGAATTTGGATGTAAATATGATTGTATTAGAGAACTAAAAATGAGTGATAAAACATTAGCAAAAGCATTACAAAATAATATTCCATATAATAATTATTATTATAAGGAAATAGGAGCAAAACTATCTATTCAATAAAAAATATAATATTATTTATAAATTTTTTATTGAAATTTTCAAAATATTTCTTTTATTTAAGCATCATCTAGTTCATCTCTTTCCATAACAGTTTCTGTGTGTTCTTCATTTCCATCATAAGGATCAAACTCTTCATCAATTCCTTCATCTAATTCTTCGTTGTCATCTTCATCCGGGACTTCCACATATTCACCATTTTCATAAATTACCTTTCGACTATTAAATAACTTATTCATATTTCTAACTTCCGGTTTTTCTGTTTCACTTGTAAATAACTTAGCAATTTGCGAATCATCTCTAAATCTAACCGTATATGTTTGTTGAATATTATTTCTACCAATTCGACCCATTGCTTGAATAACTTTTTCTTGCGTTAAGTCCAAATCTTTACTCAAGAAACCATGACAGAATTGATAATTTGTTCCGTAAATATAATCACTTGATGCAATAATCATATACAGTTTTTGTTCGTCCGCAAGTTTCTTCATAATTTCCGTATAAGTAATATTCTCATGATTAATAAAGACACCAATTCCCATCATCAAAAGAACCTTCCATAAATTGTCCACTTTATTTAGTGCCATAATATCGCACACAACTTGTTCATCGATGGAACTTGTAAATGCATTTGAAATATTTGCATCAGGTGCCCATTTTTCCAAATGGTTTTTCTTATTCGGAACAAATGTATCATTTAAACATGCGCGTTTAATCATTGCTCTCAATGCGTTCATTTTTTCCGTCATCTTATTAAGAGCACCTTTATTTTGTAATTCATCTGGAATATCTTTACTTAACTTTTTAGGATCTTTATTTGACTTATTTCTACCACTAACACGCTGTCCATCATGGAAACTGTTGACTGAATTTTTTACCTTAGCATCAATACCCTCTTTAATAGCTTCCAATTCCTCTTCAATTTCACCAATCTGATTATTTATAATATTATTGTATTCAATCTTCTTCATCAAATCCTCCATAACAGAATTTGGAATATTTGCTTGCTGAACACAAAATTTCGCAATTTTTTCAATATCATTTGAAATAAATATAGTTGGACCATCTGTTAATGTATAAGCATCTTTAGTTGTGACATAAACACCAGATGTTCCTTGTGGTACATGTTCAACAACCCTAGAACTTGCACTGGTCACTTGTTCAGAAGCTAATCTTGAAATAGGTGCACCTGATAAATGATTTGTTGGGTTTGTATGTATACCAGGACCTAAGCTGCGAATTTTTTGTATTTTATTACCTTTTGTATCAACATTTGTATTTTCCATAATTCGTGGTCTGCGATTTTGTTCAAAATAACCATAAATTACAGGCCATCCACCTGAACAAATATTTCTCAACATTTCGACATAATATATTTTTATATTTTTCATATTAATTGAATCCAAATCTTCAAAATGTCTATCAATATGCATTCTATTGTTTGCGTAATTATTTTTATTTACGAATGTGACAAATTCAACGACCTCCTTTAAATCAAAATACCTTAATAAAGTCAAGTAATTTTTACAATGATTTGCAATCGTCAACATTTCGTCATAGTTATTACTCAAATAATGAGGTAATACTACATAACCATCTTTATTAATAATAGGTATAGATTTTTTACAATCATGGCTTACAATATTACAGATTTCAGCTCCAGGAAATTTATTCAAGAAATCTGGAATTGTTTCAGTAAGTTCGGTTTCCTTCGGCAAAGTAGCAGAAGATAGGACAACGGTTGGAATAACATTTTCCTTCCAATTTTTGCGAATTGTCTTATGAAATTCGTGTTCATCGTAATCCATTGTAATAGTTGGTTCATCCCAATATGTAATAATATCTTTAGCCGGAAAGAATGCTAACATATAGTACATAGCCGGTAAATAAGATCTAATGTCACAAATAATAATCTCTACATTATCACCAACCGAGTTGTCAACTTTTTTAATTCCACCTGTTCGCTTATTTTTCGTAAACTCTTTCGCTGCAAAATAATGCAATCTAATATCGTCAGCACTTGAACAACCAAACGCAAAAGCAATTTTTTTATTAACCGAAATAGCTGCTCTTGCTAATGCTAGTCCGACATGTCTTGCTGCGCAAACAAATATAATTTTTTTCTGTTCTGAAAGCGCAATAGGTGTCATTGTTTTTCCAGTTCCCGTTGGTGCCATATATAACACCAATTTAGGTCTTGGAGTTCTGATGGTCGCAAATATTTCTTTCTGATGTTCATATAGTACTAAATCGTTGTACTTCAATAAACTTTCATTTTTTTCAATAAAATCAACAGCATTTTCAATAACAATTAATTTATCTATTTCATCCGCAAATTTATCCAAAACAATGTTAGTCAAATTTTTAATATGTCTATTTAAACGCACAATATTATTTCTAATAAGTTTATAAAGTGTGTAGTAGCAATAATGAAATAATTTATTATTATTTATTTTTTTACTATTAATCAATTTTTCCAAGTAACTCAATAAAAGATGCTCATAAATATCATTATTTTTAATTGTTTCTTCGTCAAATCTTTCCAATCTAACTCTGTCGCTCGAATTAGGTTTTATATTTGCGTCAATTTTCATAGCTTTGTAAGACGGATCTAGTTCTTGCAAACTCTTCTCAACCTCATCAACTCTTTTACGCAAATATCGATTGTAAATACAATCTTCCATTTTTTCTGAAAATTCTATCTTTAAAAATGTAAAGATAGAATTATTATTATTTATTCTAATATTTACATCATGATAACCTTTAATAATAAGGTTTAAAATTGCAAGTTCGTTATCAGAAACAGGTCTTTCAATAGAACCCCATTCAGACTTGTTGAGTTTGCGCTGCTTTAAATCCATTTTAAATGTTTAATTACTTAAATATATTATTTTCTCTTTATATTCATTTGTTATATCTATTTTTATTTAATCAATTTTTTATTTAATCATTTTTATATTTAATCATTTTTATAATTAATAAAATTGAAAGATAAAAAGATATAAATATAACATATAAATAATATATAAAATGAATCACCAAATCCAAATCGTTTCTATTGAAGGTAATATTGGTTCCGGTAAGTCCACCTTACTCGCCAATCTTAAAAAATATTTTGATAACAACATATATATCATATTTTTAAAAGAACCGGTTGATGAATGGAGTAAAATTAAAGATGAAAATGGTACTACGATATTAGAGAAGTTTTATGCGGATCAATATAAATATTCGTTTTCATTTCAAATGATGGCATATATATCTAGGCTAAAATTATTAAAGGATACAATTAATCAAATTAAGGCACAACAAGACAAATTAATGAAAGAACGAAAACAAGATGATCATTATTTTAAATTACCAAAATATATTATCATCACTGAAAGAAGTTTATTCACAGACAAAATGGTTTTTGCAAAAATGTTATATGACACAGGGAAAATTGAACATGTAAATTATCAAATTTATTTAAATTGGTTTAATACATTTTCAGAAGAATTTCCAATACATAAAGTGATTTATGTAAAAACCGATGCTAAAATTTGTCATGAAAGAATAATGACCAGACATAGGGGAGGTGAAGAACATATTCCGATTGATTATTTAAAATCATGCAGCGAATATCACGATAATATGTTAGATAAATCATCTTCAGACTGTGTTTGCAAAGAACAAATTATTTTAGATGGAAATAATGATATTTATGAAAATGAAGATATACTTAAAGAATGGATTAATTCAATTGAGAAATTTATATACAAATGAAAAATAATATTATAATGAAACGTGTGTTTTCTTTTTTTACACTGTATAATATATAATATATAATATATACATATGGGGTCGCCATGTTATAATTATAAAGAAATCTATTTTGAAAAGGGATTTTTAGATGATTCAGTAGATGCTACCTATATATTACATTTAGAAGGGAATGGACGATTATCAAATATTTATGAACAATTACAAACTTTTCACCCAACTAAAAAAGTTATTATTGTTTTCAACAAAGGATTTAAAAAATGTGAAAAGGATTTATATAAAGAAACGTCAAGTTATGATATAGTCGATGCTTTTTTAAATGTCTTAAAAGATGCTGAAGAGAAAAAATATAAAAATATTTTAGTTTTAGAAGATGATTTTATCTTCAATCCAATAATACTTGATTCCAAAAATACAAATGCTATTGCAAAATTTATAAAAGAGAGAAATGAGAAAAAAGAGAGTTTTATTTATTCTCTTGGTTGTTTACCAGGTTTACAAATTCCTATCAATTATTACAATCGACGGGTTTTGGTAAGAATGGGAGCACATGCGTGTATTTATACCCAAGAATGTAGAAGAAAAATTTTAAACGATGATCAAACCATTATTTATGACTGGGACGTTTACACGAATTTGTATTTTACCAAATATATGTTTTATCAACCACTTTGTTATCAATTATTTCCAGATACTGAAAATAAAAAAAATTGGGTCTATGTATTTTTATTTACTGAAGTCTTTAATGGATTTTTAAATTATCTGGGGTTGGACCGGAAGGTAGAACCAGGATATTCTTTTTTTTATTTGTTTTCTCTTTTTCTTTTTATTTTGTTATTTGTTATTTTTTTCTACTTTATGATTAAGAGTGGTGTCTATTTATCTAATTCAAAAAACATCAAATAGGTTCTCGATAGAACATCTACTAATCACTTATAATCACAAATAAAAACTTCATTGTTTATACATTTGATGTCAAAGTTATAACCATTATTATATTTGTTATTATAATAATAGTTATATATAAATTATTATTATATTATTAATGATTTTTATAATATTTATACTATAAAATCAATAACAACTGGATAATGATCAGAGTTATATTTACCACAATATTCATCATATCCATGATAAATAAAAACATCAGCAACATTTTTTCTTATAGCATCAGTAACTAATACATGATCGATCATTGACAAATCTTTTTGAGATGATGTTTTACAGTTACTATCAGAATCCCACCAATCACTATATCTTTCATTCTGTACAAGTTCTTCTGCTAGATTATGCAACTCATAAAGACCACTTAAATCACCTTCATATCCTTTTAATATATCCAATACTCTGGATGTAGGTATATTACTATTCAAGTCTAGAACTTCAGCATCATAATCATTAAAATCTCCAATCATAATCACTTCATATCCTTTATTTACATATCCAAAAATGACATTTTGTAAAACGGATGCTTGTGCTTCCCTCTCGGCACATCTCATAGGATCAGTTGGTATAGCTAATAAATGTGCCGCTATAAACGCAATATTATAACCATTAAATTTAAATTCGGTGATATAATGTTTACTTACACCCGATGAACCAACCGATCCAGTATATCCGCATTTAGAACCTGGTAACGGATAGTTATATTTTAATTCAGTTCTATATAAGTTGACAACAGGATCTACGCGAGTAAGCATACCTACATTTTGTCCTGTACTGGTATCAGTGCCTTTTTTTAAGTAAGGGACATATGAATCGTCCAATTTACCTTTTAATATATTAAGCTCATCACATCCTTCGACTTCACAGAAATTAATTATATCAGGATCTAAATACTTTACAACATTAGCTACATAGTCCATATGAGTTTCGGCTTCACTTTGATTCACCCAAGTGCAGCCGTTTCCGGGACAATCCATGGGACTGTAATAATCAATAAATAACCACTCAACATTGTACTGGACAAGTCTGAGTTTGTTTTTATCACTTCTCCTGTCTCCTATAGATGAAACAACTGGGCACTCAGTATCAGCAAAAACTACTGTTGCGAACAACGACAAAAATAACAAGAAATTCATCATTCTTTATACTTAATTAATATAAATATATTTAAGTAAATTTTAAATATAAAATTGATAATAATATAAAATATTATTCTTATATTATTTAATAAAACGAAAATGCTGCCAAAAATTACCACATATTTTCAAAAACATCAGGATTCAAACAAAATTTGTAAAATATATCCAGAATTTGATTACAAAATGAACTTTGATGGATGTAGTAAGGGAAATCCAGGTCCATCTGGTGCAGGAGCAGTTATATATCATTTTAATAAAGAAATTTGGTCAGAGAGCTTCTTTGTTGGAGAGAATTTCACAAACAATCGTGCTGAATATGCCGGTCTAATATTAGGATTACAACAAGCTAAAGCATTTAATATTAAAAATTTAAAAGTTGAAGGTGATAGTTTACTCGTTATTAATCAAATGAAAGGGATATATCAATGTCGGGCAGAAAATTTAATTCTATTATATGAGAAGGCGAAAGAATTAGAAAAATATTTTGATAATATTGAATATTGTCATGTTTTAAGAAATTTTAATAAACGAGCTGATGAATTATCTAATATAGCTATTGAAAACCATTTACTTAATGAAGACACATATAATGAAGATAATTTAGTAGAGTACTAGTACTTTCATTATTCGTTTTTACTAATACATGTAGCCTTTGATATATTCTTTATTATTTTTTCTTTCTTATCATTATCTGTTTCCATAACTTCTATAACAAGCTTATCATATTTATCTGATATTTTTGATGAAGAATTTTTATATTCTGGATATTTCTCTCGAAACTGTGGTAAAAGTCTTATATTTTTGTCAGCAACTTTATTAATTGCCTTTTTCAAGCGACTTTTATTATCATCTTCCTTTTCCCATTGTCCTTGATCTTTTATGTACATTGTTTCCCTCTTCTTATCTGTACAATGGACAGGTCGAATAGTTTCATCTAGGTTATTTAAGTTTTTAACAATTATTTTGGAAATACCTTCTACATATCCTAGTTCACCAACTTCCATCAGATCACTCAACTGTAATTTAATGGAATCAACAAAGTCCGTGATATTCATGGCATTTTTGCAGGTCTCGTTTAAAAAGAAATTCAAGTTAAATGCTTTGTTATGAGAATTGGTTGTAGTATTATGACTATGATTTGTATTTGTTATACCATTTTCGGTTAATTTG